AATTGCACCATTAACTTTAGCAGTTGCAGTTGATGCAGGAAAAGAAGTAGAATCAGTTAATTGTGTCCAACCACTTCCTGAAGAACGATATAAGTGTGTCTCTCTAGCAGCTATTATAGCTCCACCAAACCTTACAAGTCCTCTTATAGTACTTCCTTCACTTCCTGCTATTGCATTAGAATCTGCTTTAGAAAAACCTTCTATTTTTCTATAGCCACCCTCTATTGAAGGCTCAAAGTTTTGTAGAACGGTAGCACTACCCGGAGCATTTATACCTTGTTGTAAAGGACTAATGTTTTTTAGTAAGCCACCTTTAAACTCTAGGGGGAATGTTTGCCAAGAATCTGCCATTTATTTCCATATATATAGTTTTACATATTTTGTCAAATTTGTCAAGTATTTAACGTAGAACTCACAGAGCTTCTTGTTATCATAGTTGACCTAACATAGTCATATCTGTTTATCAATAAAGAACGCATATTTTTTATGCCATCTTCAAATTTTTCTTTTGCTATTAAAGCATCTTGTGAATTACCCCTAAATAAATAGGCATAGTGCATTGCACCATCTACTATAACGTGAGCAAATCGTTCAGGAATAATAGGAACATCCGTTGCATTTTCTAGATCAACAGGTATTCTATAGTATTCATATATTAATGTATATGCTTTATCAGGGGGTGGGACAAGTCCATATTCTTGAGAAGGTGTTCTAAAAACAAAGTTAGGCACACCTGAGGTACTGTTATCTTCATCATATTCATGATGTATATATTTTTCTAAATACTCTTCGTAACTAAGTATTGTTAATTTCTTTGTTGCTACACCTAGAGTAGAGCTTTCTTTGATTCTAAAAGTGTTAACATCTAATATTTTAGAATCATCAGGCACTCCATATCTTAATGTGTTTGCAGTTAAAGTGTCTTCTTGTGTTACATGATTATAGGGCCAATTATATTCGTTTTGATTTATGTATCGTATAGATGAATTTATTGAATCTTTCGCTTGAGCATAGAAACCTGAAGCAGAGGCAAAATTACTAGAAGTTAATTCTACTTCATTTAATCTTCTATTTATTTGATTGACTAATCCTAAAAAATTGTAAGCCATTATTTATCCCTCACTTTTAATTTAACACTTCGTTCTGCTTGGCTTCCTGAATTATCTGTAATCGTACAAAAGAACGTATATTCTGTGTTGTTTGTTCCCGAAGCTAAATTTATTGTTGCAGTTTGATTGTCACTACTTTGTGCTTGGGATACATTTTGTATACCATTCACTGTAGCACCACCACTTATAGTAGTCTTTACTCCACTTGAATTATTGACTGACCATACTACACTACTTATTGTGGCAGTTCCAAGAAATCTTGACCAATCCATGCTATAATCTAATTGTTCATCAGGGTCTTTATTGGGCCATCTAAATGACATTGTTATCTCCTATGCTGCTACTCTTACCGTTCTTTCGGCACTTGTTGTTTGTCTTTCTATATATACTTTTCGGTTTTCAAAAGGTACAAGCACTGTTCTATCTGACGATGTGGTTTGTCTTTCTACATATACTGTTCTAGTTTGTGAAACTGCCATGCTATTATTCCTATAGTAAAAAGGGGATGAGTCACCCCACCCCCTCTAAACGTAAACATATACTTATATAAATAAGTTATGCTAAAGTGTCTCTGTCTACTTCGTTGGCTAACAAGTCACCTTGGTCATCAACGTTCATACAAACAGCAAACATTCTAATTTTACCACCAGTAGTAGTGCCTGTCATTGCTTGGATTTCAATGTCAATAGTATCAGAAGTACCACCAATAAGAATAGGAGTTTGTCCTACCTTAAATCCGTAGTCACCTACTGATGCACCATCAAGATCAAAAGCATCAACAAAGTTATCAAAGTCTCCACCAGTGATTCCCATGTCAAAGTCCGTGTTTGTAGAAGTACCTGCGTGAGCTTCAGTAACTTCAAAACCTGCAGATAGTATTAATGTATTTGCAGGAATAGTTAAACCCGGAATAACGTCATCGGCTGCTAGAGCAGTACCTTTGTCGGTTACAGCTTGAGCAAAATCCAACTCATGTTGGATCATGTAAGGTTGTCTACCTCTTGCTGTATTACCTCTAGCTACGGAGGTTGTATTATCACCTAATGCCATAATTAAATCTCCCTTATGCTAAGTTATAAGCAGCAGTAACGATTGCCTCAGGTCTGAGAATCTTTCTGCCATACAAATGCATACCACGAACAATATCAGCAAAAGAGTCAGGGTCTCTGTATGTCTCTGTTTTGTTGATTTGCTCTGCAGTAGCGACTGCTGAACTATGTCCTGCTACAATGATACCAAAGTTTGAAGCATTTGAACCACCTACTGTCGCAGGACCTGTGCCTAGTGACGGTAAGTTGTTAGATGAATAAACTTGGAAACCATGAAGGTTATTAAGGACAAGACCATTCTGTAATCCTGAACCACCAAAATCTGAGTTCAATAATCTTGAATCTTCATCTTTTAGTATTTCCATGAATACAGGGTCAAGAACAAGCCATCTTCCTTGAGTATCAACGTTTTGTTGATCTAAAAGTCTAGCCATACGTGCTACAACTTGTAATGGAAATGCATTACCTGTTGTACCTGATTTAGCTGCAGTAGCTCCACCTGCTCTTGGCTCAAGACCAATAGATTGGTTAGCTGTTCCTGCAGTACCATTAGTTTGGGTAAAATCAGAAGCATCTATTGACATAGAGGCTAATAATTCTGCACCAACTAGGTTAGCACCACTAGAGGCAGTAGAAACTGCTTTTGCACCATTTACGGTGGTATTTACAGCATTTGCCTTACCATGTATAGCTGATTGCTTGAATCCTGACATATAACCAAGAACATCTTGGTCAAATTGGTCAGATAGTCTGTAAGCTGCTCTGTCACTTGCTAGTGCAGAAAAGTTTACGTGAGAGTGAGCTTCTTCAATATCATCAACTTTAAAAGCAAAGTAGTTAGCTTTATCAATAGTTAATGAGAACTCCTCATCGTCAAGGTCTTGAGGTGTAATAGTTGTACCTCTAGCATATTCCTTGACTGTAATTTCAGGTTCTTTGATAACCTTAACAGAATCGCCCATATTAGCAATTTCACCGAAATAATCGGAGTTAGTAATTGCTTCAACAATAGATGACTTACGGAATGCAAGTTGCACCTGTTTGCTGTAAATAATAGGACTAAAATTACCGTTAGGTAGATTACCATAACCTGCTGCTGTTGAAAATGCCATTTTAAATCTCCTTTATAACATTTCACAAATGCACACAGAAGGTGTACTATTTTAGTCAAATATACTTTATAAGGACCATTCATGTTTGAGGTTGTACGTATGGTAGCTAACCATTTGTAGGCTCACATAAGTGGGTAGTCTTTAAAGTGGATAGTGTGTGAGTATCCTCCTAAGAGGGGTCACACTAATTCATATGTATATAGTTATACCTATAAATATCTATTTGTCAACTTTTTCCTTAGGAAACTCCATAAAAGTAAAGTTGACACTAAAGGAACGTCTTTCTCCTTTAGTTTTAAATGGATAAACACAATGAAATAATTCTGCAGGAAATACATAAAAATCTCCTACGTTTGGCTTGACCATAAAATTAGTTTGATTATACCCTGAATTTGTACCATGCACGAATTGTATATGCCCATTTGAAGGATGATGATCTTTATAATCTTCTTCCCACTCTTTATCTATATCTTTAGGTAAAGCCAAGTATCCAACACAAGACATTTTACAACTTGTATGCATGTGTATTGGATTGTATTCATTTTCAAACTGTCTAACAAACCATCCTGAAGCAATCTGTATTCCAAAGTTATTATTAACTGTATCTAATTTTTTTGTACCAAAAGAATTTCTATATTCTGCGTAATTATTTAACCTAGCAATGTAATTAGAAAATTCATCCAACCAAAGCTGTTCAATCTCTTTAGAAAATTTTAATTCTTGTTTTACTTTTCCAACTAGTCTATCAGACCAATCCTCTAACTTAGGATTCATAGCCTTATTCATTTTTTTAACAAAAGCATCAGACATTCTTTTGTATCCCATAATAGGACCAAAAGGTGCTAGATATTCTTCATCCTTTTTAGGAACATAAAATTTTGACAATGTATGCTCCTATCTAGCTGAACCTGATACGTCATATATAAAGTTACCAGATCGTATTGCTTCCATAATCATGTCTGAATTTTTTTCATATTCAGTTCCTGACATTTTTTGCACATCAGACTCTTTTATCTTTTTTGTGCTTTCAACTGTAGGATTTGTTTTTGATGACTTAGTTTTTACTTGAGTCGCAGCCTGTTTATCAGTCTTAGAAGGCTTATCTCCAGTTATGCCTCTATCTGCTTTGTACAGGTCTATAGCTCTTGCTGCAGATTTAGCATCATCTTGATTCTCATATAAGGCATTCTGAACCCATTTAGGTTGTTGTTCTGCCCAATCATGAAAGTCATCACTATCTCTAATATCGTTAAAGTCAGGATGCAATCTCATAAGTTCAACTTCTGCTCTTTCTTTTACAGTCTCTTCGTTGAACTGATTTATTTCTTTAATTCTACTTTCTAATGCTTCAGATTGCTCTCTAGCTTTTTTCATAGCTATTGTTTCAACAATCTTCGCTACATCAGGATATTCTTTTGCCCATGCTTCTATGTCTTCATCTGACTTGGGTAACTTCATCTCTTTCTTAGTAGCTTGAGATAACTGTTTTTTTAAAGTATCTAGTTGCTTTTGAAAATCTTTTTCTTTTTCTTGCGTATGTCTTCTTAAATCACCGTAGCGTTTTTTAAAAGTTTTTTCTTCTGCACTAGTAGGCTCTTCTTCTTTAACTTCTTCAGTAGGCTTTTCCTCTTCGCCTTTCTGTTCTTTAAGCAGTACCTCTAGTTCTTCTTCGTCTTTCTTCATTCTCTCTTCTTGAGAATAAGGTCTACTCATGAATGCCTTTTTTTCAGGTGTAGCTTCTTTCACCATTTCTTGTGCTTGTTCAGCCATTATTTTCTCCTAGGGTTATCGTAGCCATATCGTTGGGGGATAAGTAGCTAGTATGTGGATTATTAACGTGAAGCTAATCCACCTCGCTTCATCTTCTTAACTTTAGGTTTTTGTTTAGTCATTTTTGATTTAGAGAAGAAGCCACCTTTAGCTCCTACACCATAACCTGCATCATCTGTAAATCCTGAAGTGTCACCAGAGTCTCCACCACCCATTCCTGAACCTACATCATCTCCAGAGTCATCTTGAGGAACAGAAAAAGGGGAACTTGCTATAGCTTCTTGTTGTGCTTTTTCTAGATTCTCTGTCGCTTCTTGTTTAGTTGTTGTGTCGGTAAATGTTTCAAATTGCCTTCTTGCCTCTTCTTGTTGTTTCATTTGCTCTTCTTTTTTCTTAGCCATTGATATTGCTAAATTAGTAACAGCTTGTTTAGATATTACATTAGTTCCTTTAGCCATTAAATTATCTTTAACTACAGACATTCCAAATTCTCTGTTTGCTTTACTAATAATACCATCTATATCTAAAGGGTTGTCGTTGGAATCTGTTAACACATTTTCAATTCTATTTCTTGCACCACTAAGATCATTCGCTAAACTATTTCTATCACTATCAAGCATATTTACTAAATTAAAACCTTTTTCTATTTTGTTACTATTTACATCTAATTTACCTACACCAGGAAAAGAAGAGAGTAAGTCTAAAAGTAAAAAAATAAAAATAAAAAAACCATCTTGGAAAAAACTAAAAATAAAATGAAAATAGGAGAAGGAACTGAGTTTA